AATGACGAGAATCTTCTTGTTAAGTACGTAACAATCATAAATTTTGGTGATAATTTACAAGCTATGCATGACCCAAACTATAGACCCAGAAAAGACGCTGAGGGCGAAGCAAATAAATTGGTTAAGGATTACATTAAAAACTTGAAGAGTGATTTCAAAAGGGGTTCTGATGGCCGTTCGTTGAAATTAAAAGAATTAAGTAATGATGATTCAGTTGAACTAATCAACTACAATCCACATTCGCCACACAAAACTGTATATTTTAGAAAGAATGTAATACTCAAAGTATCAATTTAATCTTTAATGGCGATAACTGGTAAAAAACAGCAAGTTCAAGAAATAGTGAAGTGCGGAAAGAACGCAAACTATTTTATGAACAATTATGGCAAGATTCAACATCCCGATAAAGGTCTTATAACTTTTAAGACTTTTCCATTTCAAGATGATTGTCTTGATCAGTTTAATGAATATAGATTTAATGTAGCCCTTAAGTCAAGGCAACTCGGCATGTCTACCTTGACTGCCGCATACGCTTTGTGGCTTGGTTTATTCCATCGAGATAAAAATATTCTCATTATTGCTACAAAACTTAGCGTTGCTCAAAACTTTATTAAAAAAGTAAAAGTAATGCTTAAGTCATTACCGAAATGGATGGTTTTACCAGAAATCATTGCAGATAATAAACAATCAGTTGAATTTAGTCATGGTTCGGTAATTAAAGCTATTCCTACATCTGATGATGCAGGTCGTTCTGAAGCACTTTCTTTGCTAATCGTTGATGAAGCTGCTTTCGTTAGGAACTTTGATACAATTTGGACAGGGTTATATCCGACATTGTCAACTGGTGGTCGTGCTATCCTTTTATCTACCCCAAATGGCGTTGGTGGTCAATATCACAAGATATATCAAGAGGCTGTTTTGGGTGAAAATGAATTTAATCCAATAAAGTTGTTGTGGGATGTTCACCCAGAACGCGGCGAAGCTTGGTTTCAGACTGAGACTAAAAATATGTCAAAAAGGCAAGTAGCGCAAGAACTTTTATGCGATTTTGTTTCATCTGGTGAGACGTTTTTAGCACATGAAGATCTTGAGTATGTTCGAGAACTAATGATAGAACCAGTAGATAAAAAAGAGTTTGATAGAAATCTGTGGATTTGGAAATACCCATTATCAAGTCACAGCTATATCGTATCTGCAGATGTTGCACGAGGCGATGCAAAAGATTTCTCAACATTTCATGTAATAGATACCGACGAATCTGAAGTGGTTGCAGAATATAAAGGTAAAGTTCCACCCGATGTGTTCGGGGAAATGTTAGATCGTGTAGGACGAATGTATTCAGATGCTTTAATTTGTCCAGAGAATAACACGTTTGGTTATACAACGTGCATGAAATTAAAAGAGTTAAAGTATCCAAACCTATACTACGATAATGTTAAAGGCTACATGATAGGTGGGTATATTCCGCCACAAGCAGACAAAATACCAGGTTTTAGTACTCAAGGTAAATCAAGGGTTCAAATTTTAGCTAAACTTGAAGAAGTGATTAGAAATAAAGAAATTAAAATCTATTCAGAACGCCTCATTGATGAATTAAAAACATTTGTATGGAAAGGTAATAGGGCTTCTGCACAAAAGGGAACTCACGATGACCTCGTTATGGCTTTAGCAATAGGCGTTTGGTTATATGAGGCAGATGGGACAAGAAATCAAAGTAATAAAAAACTCAATGAAGTGATGTTAGCATGTATGTCAAACAAGGGATTAAACAGTCAGAACAAAGATCTTAGAAATACAGATGCTCAAAAGGCTAAATTGCTAAACCCATTTTCACCAGTAGAACATGATACATGGAATAATTCAAATTCAAATGATCCCCGTCGTCATATAGAACAATTCGGCTGGCTTTACGATAAGAAAAAATAAGATTAACTTAGATAAATCAAAACAGTATAATATTTAATAATATACCAATGCATGTGAGAGAGCGCAGATGCCAAATAATGACAGCAACCTATTCGGTAGGTTAACAAGCCTTTTTAAATCAGGGCCCATTGTAAAACGAAAGATTAGAGCACAGAAACCGCTAAGTGGCAAGTCTACTCTTGATCTTTTTAAGAAATCACAAAGCAGCGTGTTTAACAACGCTGTCAGTGCTTACGGTATGTATGACCGTATGAGTCGTTATAGTGATTTTGCAGAAATGGAGAGTACCCCGGAGATTTCCACCGCGCTCGACATCTACGCCGATGAAACAGTTGCAACAAATGAAAAGGGTCGTTCACTACATATATTTTCTGAGAATCCAAAAATTAAAAAGATCTTAGAAGAACTATTTTATGATACATTAAATATTGAATTTAATCTTAATCCTTGGGTAAGAAACTTAGTCAAATACGGAGATTTCTTCTTATTTTTAGATGTATCTCAAGATATGGGCATTCAAGGTGTTCTACCTATTCCGGTTAACGAAGTAGAAAGAGAAGAAGGTTTTGATCCCGATGATCCAATGGCTATCAGATTCCGTTGGGTAACACAAGGTAATAAAACTTTAGAGAATTGGCAGTTAGCACACTTTAGGCTTCTTGGTAATGATGCGTTTTTACCATACGGTTCCTCGGTCATAGAACCAGCTCGCCGAGTATGGCGTCAGTTAATCCTAATTGAAGATGCAATGCTTGTATACCGTGTTATTCGTTCGCCAGAACGAAGAGTTTTCAAAATAGACGTAGGCAATGTTCCGCCAGAGGAGATTCCTAACTATATGGAACAAGCTAAAGCAGCCTTGAGAAGTTCACAGGTGATCGATAAGAACACCGGCAGGGTTGATCTTAGGTATAACCCGATGAGTGTTGATGAAGATTATTTCTTGCCCGTTAGGGGTCAAGCAGATGGTACATCAATCGATACTCTTGCAGGTGGTACAAATGTTACGGCCGTAGAAGATGTCGAATATATTCAACGTAAACTTTTCTCTGCACTTAAAGTTCCAAAAGCATACCTTGGGTTTGATGAATCGCTGAGTTCAAAAGCTACTTTAGCACAAGAAGATATTAGGTTCTCGCGAACAATTGACAAGATTCAACGTGTTATTATATCTGAGATGAATAAAATTGCTGCTATTCATCTATTCTCACACGGGTACGATGGTGAAGACTTATTAGATTTTAACTTAACGCTCTCCAATCCATCAACGATCGCTCAACAACAAAAATTAGAGTTATTTAGAACTAAATTCGAAATTGCAGGTTCAGCCCCAGAAGGTATGGTTTCAAAAGATTATCTTAGAAAAAATGTTCTTGGACTAACAAATGATGAAATACAATCAATTGAACGCCAACGTGGCAAAGAAAAGGTTAGGGATTTAGAGGTTGAATCGTTAACGATTGATACAAACGAAGACGGAAGTATTGAAGCAGAAGTACCAGGCATGGAAACAAACGATAATGAATCCGGCGCTGACGATATGGAACTATCTGGTGAAGAAAAAGATGGAAGTTTAATATTTGGAACTCCAAGCGTTAGTATTAAATCTACTTTAATAGATGATGAAGAATTTATTCCTTCGATGGCCTCTACTGGAAAATCTGGCATAAACGTCAGTAATAAAGTATCGAGAAAAAAACCAACTCAAATAAAGAAATCACAACATCTTAGAAAAAAAAGAAATAACCCTGGCCAAGATGCAAGATCAGAAAAAATTCAACCTATTACAGCTAAAAATCTCTCTGCAAGAGATTCTGCTTTAAGCACAAAGGGCATTTCTGATGACTTAAGGTCAATGGTTCCAACTGCCTCTGGTTTAAATGAAGTCGATGTTATGGGTAGGTACGAAAAGCAACATAACACAATGACTACTCAATTTAAAAATACATTAAAAAGTATGAGTAAGAAGATAAGTATTAATAACAGCAATGTCAAGTCATCACTATTAAAAGAAGATGGAATAAAGACAGACTTGGGAGATAAAAATAATGGCGAAGCATAATAAACGTAGTAACGTTGGTTTAATTTATGAATTTCTAATTAAGAGAATTGCTGAAAATGTAACTCTTAATAATGAAGAAGAGATTAACGAATGTAAATCACTTTTAACAAAGTATTTTCATAAAGGGACTGAGATTCACAAAGAGTTTAGATTAATAAATGCTCTTGTCAATGAATCGGTTGGGTCTGATATGCAGGCTGTATCTATTTTGGATGAAGTTAAAAAAGCTGCTTCAACATTTAACGGGCCAAGGCTTATTAAAGAGAAGTTTAATCTAATCAATGAAATAAACGAGAAGTTGGGTGGTAAAGATTTTTACGATTATGACGTAAAAGGTTACAAGATGTATGC